GCAGTGCACATGGCCAAAGGCGGAGATACTAATAAGATCTGCGCTAAAGGTAAGGCGTGGGCAAAGCGTACGTTTGATACGTATCCAAGTGCATACGCAAACATGGCCGCCTCTAAGTACTGCAAAGATCCAAACTACGCCAAGAAATCTAAAAAGAAGAGTAAGTAGTATGGGTGAATTGAAGAAGTGGCGTGAACAAAACTGGGTGCGCATCGGAACAGATGGCGAAATCAAAGGCAAATGCGGAACCAGTAAAGACAAAAAGAACCCAGATCGCTGCTTGCCCAAAAGCAAAGCAAAGAGTTTAAGTAAAAGTGAGCGTGCTGCCACTGCCAAAAAAAAGAAAAAAGCAGGCTCTAAAGGAAAGACCGTTGTGAAGAACACTCGTAAAGCAACAGTAAAGAGTAAGAAATAATGGCAACAACTAAAGACGTAGAACGCTTAAAGTCAGGACGATTGAAATACCGTGGCGAGACTTTTCCCGGCTACAACAAGCCTAAGCGTACGCCAGACTCTTCTAAAGCAAAAGCAGTGCTTGCTAAAAAAGATGATCAGGTCAAGCTCATTCGCTTTGGTGATCCTGATATGAAGAACAAACCAAACGACAAGGAAGCTCGTGCTTCATTCCGTGCACGTCATAAGTGCGATACAGCAAAAGATAAGTTTACGGCCAGATATTGGGCCTGCAAGGACTGGTGACAGTGGATAAAGCAAAGTACCTGAACCCTGAACGTAATTACTCAGACAAGCAATTGGCTTTTCTAGAGGCAATGGCAGGCGATGCACAGGGCAGTATCGGCAAAGCCATTCGTATGGCGGGCTACGGCGATAACGTATCCTCTCGTGACGTAGTGCCTTACCTGCAGGATGAGTTGATTGCCATCGCAGAGCATATTCTTGCTTACAACGCACCTAAAGCAGCCTTCGGTATGGCGGGTGTATTGGATGACCCAACAGCTTTGGGTGCTAAAAACTCTGTGGCGGCGGCTAAGGAAGTGCTGGACCGTGTCGGTATCGTCAAAAAGGAAAAGTTAGAAGTCTCTTCAGAAGACGGGAACGGTATTTTTATTCTTCCTGCTAAAAAGTCTGAGGCTGACTCCGACGAAGACGAATGAGTCTATACGACTGGATTGAAGATGAAGAGTTACGGGGTATCGCTGAAGAGCTTTACCCCGAATTCGTTGTGCGTAGCCCACGGGGTAAGAAGTATCGCCCCTACATCTACGACAGAATGCCGTACAGGGATAAAGAAACTAACAACGCAATCTATAAATTGCGACCTGACGACCTAAAGATACTTGTTGAAACCATGTACTCTGTCCGTAACGGGACAGCCTACCGTAAAGCCGCCGACTACATGACTACTAAAGTCGGTGCGCAATGTTCTTACCAGAAAATATCCGAAGAATTTAAGTTAATCACGGACAGAATACCGGATTGGAAGGCGACACAGACCAAAGTAAACAACTTTGCCGGTGAAAAGCACTTTACTGCCAAGCAAAACAAAACTGAAAAAGAAAAAACTAAGAAAAAAGCACAACTGTCTCGCAAAATGCGTGAGATGGAGCTTGAGTTAAAGCGTATTACTGCGGAAGAAGCCGTAGAAACCGGTAAGCTACCCGAAGAAGCCCTTGAACATATTGATGACTACGTCACAGACAAGGGACGACTCAAGTCTAAGTGCCGCAGGTGGCGGAAAGTCCTACGCATTGCTCGTAGATCCTCTCAGGTACGTCTCTAACGCTAACTTTAATGGTATCCTACTACGTAGACGCTCAGACGAGCTTAGAGAGCTTATATGGAAGTCTCAGGAGCTATATCCGAAGGTCTTCAAAAGTGCCCGTTGGTCAGAACGTAAATCACAGTGGACTTTTCCGTCTGGTGCACGTCTCTGGTTTACATATCTAGACCGTGAAGACGATGTATTGCGTTATCAGGGTCAGGCGTTTACGTGGATCGGCTTTGACGAGCTAACACAGCACCCAACGCCCTTTGCGTGGGACTACATGCGTTCTCGTTTACGTACGACAGACCCGAATTTACCGCTGTGTATGCGAGCGACTACAAACCCTGGAGGTCCGGGTCACGGCTGGGTGAAGCAGATGTTTATTGACCCTTCACCTGCTAATAAACCATTTATACCTCGTGATCTAGAAAGTGGTGAAGAGTTATGCTTTCCGCCTAATCATCCTCGTGCGGGGGAACCTTTATTCTATCGACGGTTTATTCCTGCAACGCTAAAAGACAATCCGTATTTGTACGAAGACGGTATGTATGAAGCCAACCTGTTGTCAATGCCTGAACAACAGCGTAGACAGTTGTTGGAAGGGGATTGGACGATTGCAGACGGTGCGGCATTCCCTGAGTTTAAAATACCAGTACATACTTGTGAGCCTTTTGATATACCACATAACTGGATGAAGTTCAGATCGTGTGACTTTGGTTACAGTTCATTTTCAGCAGTGCACTGGTTTGCTGTAGATCCTGCTTTTGAGACTCTGTATGTCTATAGGGAATTGTACGTATCTAAACACACTGCACGTGAGTTGGCAAGAAAAGTTTTAGAGCTAGAAGCAGGTGAAGATATTCGCTACGGTGTTTTGGATAGCTCTACATGGCACAGTCGTGGGCATACTGGCCCTTCGATTGCAGAAGAGATGATTGCAGAGGGCTGTCGCTGGAGACCCTCAGACCGGACCGGTGGGTCACGAGTTGCCGGTAAAAACAGGCTGCACGAATTGTTAAAAGTAGATGAACAAATCGAGCAACCTAACATTGTATTTTTCAATACATGCAGACAGATCATTGCAGATCTGCAAGTGATTCCAACAGATCCAAAGGGCACAGACGATATCGACCCTCGTTACGCATCGGATCACGCCTACGACTCAATGCGTTACGGAATCATGTCTCGCCCTAAGTCAAGAAGTATATTTGACTTTGGTAACGACTTTAATAAAACAGCGTGGAGACCGGTAGACCCTGTCTTCGGCTACTAATAGGTGTATAAATGGCAATTGTAGATAAACCAGAATTTGACGATGCTGAAGTAATGGCTTTGGAGGACACTGCAAACGAGGCAGAAGATCTCCAGTACAGCGGCTTTGTCAGCATGATCCGTGACAAGTTTCAGCAGGCTAAAGATCGTCGTTTGACAGACGAAGAGCGTTGGCTGACTGCTTACAAAAACTATCGAGGTGTGTACGACGACACGACACAGTTTACCGATACTGAGCGTTCACAGATATTTATTAAGATTACTAAGACCAAGGTGCTTGCAGCTTACAGCCAAGTCACTGATGTGTTGTTTGCCGGTAACAAGTTTCCCATTGGTGTTGAAGAAACTCCGATTCCAGAAGGTATCCAAGAAACTGTGCACGTAGATGCTGGTATACCTGAACCACTTCAAGATATTTACGATGAACTAAACGTTGGCTATGCCGGTGACGGACGTGAAGTACCTCCGGGTGCTGTCAGTGCACGAGACCTTGGCCCTATTGCCGACAAAGTAGCCGGTGCTGAAGAGTCTGTTAAGTCTGGTCCGGGCAACACTACGACCTCTGCGATTTACGAACCTGCTAAAGAAGCGGCTAGTCGCATGGAGAAAAAGATTCACGACCAGATTGCTGAGTCTGATGGAAATAAGCACCTTCGCTTTGTTGCGTTTGAGCAGTGCTTGTTCGGCACGGGAATTATCAAAGGCCCATTTGCACAAGATATTGAATATCCGAAGTGGGACTCTGATGGTGAGTACAATCCTGTTCTTAAAACCCGCCCTCGTTTAGAAGCTGTGTCTATTTGGAACTTCTACCCCGATGCCGACGCTTACAACATGGATGAAGCAGAGCATGTGATTTATCGTCATCGCATGAGCCGTTCACAATTGCGTGAACTAAAAGAGCGTCCACTGTTTCGATCAGAGGCTGTAGAGCGTTCGATTGAAGCCGGTCCTAATTACATCAAAGAATATTGGGAAGATGTCATTGACGACAGCAACTACACAAACGAAAGCTATCGTTGGGAAGTGTTAGAGTATTGGGGCGTTATTGATACTGAAATTGCAAAAGAGGCTGGTTTAGAGTTAACTAAAGAACTCAAGGATAAAGACCAGATCCAAGTCAACGCATGGATTTGCGCTGGTAATATTCTTCGTTTAGTGCTGAACCCGTTCAAGCCAACACGCATTCCTTTCTACGCAGTACCTTACGAGTTAAACCCGTACAGCTTCTTCGGTATCGGCGTAGCTGAGAATATGGAAGATACGCAACAGCTAATGAACGGCTTTATGCGTATGGCTGTGGATAATGCTGTATTGTCTGGCAACCTTATCTTTGAGGTAGACGAAACCAACCTCGTTCCCGGACAGGATCTTTCAGTCTTTCCCGGAAAAGTATTCCGTCGTCAGGGTGGTGCGCCGGGACAAGCACTGTTTTCTACTAAGTTCCAAAACGTTGCCAATGAGAACATGATGCTGTTTGACAAGTCACGTCAGTTGGCTGACGAGTCTACCGGCATCCCATCATTCTCACACGGCCAAACCGGTGTTATGGGTGTTGGCCGGACTGCATCTGGTATGTCAATGCTGATGGGTGCGGCGGCACAGAATATTAAGACGGTCGTCAAAAACATTGATGACTATTTACTTGCACCGCTTGGCAAGGCCATGTTCGCATTCAACATGCAATTTGACTTTGACCCTGAGGCTAATGGCGACTTGTCGATTATTGCTAAGGGTACAGAATCTTTGATGCGCAACGAGATCCGCTCACAAAAACTTATGCAGGTTATGCAGATGGGTGCAAACCCTGCCATGGCTCCTATGATCAAGTTCGACTACATCTTACGTGAGATTGCAGCTAGCCTCGACCTTGATGAAGACAAGATTGTCAATGACCCACGTGAAGCGGCTATCCAAGCTGAGTTGATGAAGATGTACCAAGAAAGTATGCCTCAGACGCAAGGAGAAGCCCCACAAGCGACGCAACAGGGTCAGGAAGGGTCACCTACCGTCGATAACCAAGCAGGCGTAGGAGCGGGTGCTATGGGGCCAGGAAACGCACCTCAACCCGGAGCCGAAGGATTCAGTCGTCCTGATGCCGCTGGACCGGAGGTTGAACAGTAATGGAAGTTACGACAGCCCGTAAGTTACTCGCACTGGTTAACGGTAAACAAAACATGGAACGGTTAGAGACTTACGTTGATGACCGCTTAAATTATTTACACCTCCAACTAGAGCAGTGCCAAACTGAATCTGAAATGTATGCCATCCAAGGCCAGATCAGGGAAGTGCGTCGTTTATTAACTTTAAAAGATGAGGCCCAGCAAAAGGCTGAAGAAGGGAAGCAGTAATGGCTGAAGAACGGGATGATGGTCTGCTCGCACCGCTATCGATTAAAAGCAAAGCGGAAAAGTTTGCGAAAGAGTTACGCAAGGCAGAAGATACGAACTACGACGAAGTAGATAATAAGTATGATGCGATTCGTCACAT